CTAGCACCATTTACATCATAGAGCCGTGTTCCATGGTCCTCGATACGTGTGCCAGTAATATAGCTATATTTATTATTTTTTTTCATAATTTCTTAGTGTGGGCCCGAAGGCCCACTACTTTAATCTAATATCTTATTAGATATATGTTTCTTTTTAGGTCTAAGCCTATAGTTATAACACGCCATTAACGCTTCTAAAAATTCTTCCTTCGTACCACCAGTTAATTTAAAATATCTATTATGATATTTTTCTAACTGAGCAAGGCACGTAGGTATAGAAAAAATAGATCCGTCTCTAGCTTTCAGTTTCTGCGCTTTAACAAAAGCAAGACCAAACTTAACCTTGTTAGGTAGTTTATCATTAAAAGTTCTTATTTTATTAAAATATGCGCCTTGTTGTTGTGCATATGCTAAACTCTTAACTCTAAATTTACCATTTTCAAAGTCACTTTTACCAAAGTCCTTTACATTTCCTGATAGTAGCCAAGTTGCCACCGTAGTGCTTAGTTGGTATTCATCTAAGAAAGTAGTAATCTTTCGGTACTCTAAGTGATTTGGTCTACTAGAGTGCGAAAAAGAATGTAGATAATCATAAAAGCTCCAACCATCTTGACTGTTATTCATAATAATACAGTCATCGATCTTAGCCCCTTCACTCATTACACACATAACCGGAATCTGCAGTCTCTCACAGGCTTTTACTCTGTGTTGACCTTCTATAACTTCCCAGTTTTCGTTAATGATTACAGGATTTAATTGACCTCTAGGTTGATTCAACATACCAACTAGTTTGTCAATTCTCGCTTCTTTGATCGGACGATTAGTTTCTAAAAACACAAACTTAGAATAATCTCTCTCGAAAAAAACGGTAGAAACTGTATTATCTTTCTTCTGCTCTAACTCTACACGTTTAAATTTATTTCCTAACATGGAAATAGTATTACGAGGGAAAAGATTCTTTTGTGAAGATATAACTAATCTTTTTTTTGTTTTTCCTCTCCTCATTGTTCCTCCTTTCTATTCATATTTATGAATTCTATAAATCATTTAAAATTATTTATTACGTAATATATTATTAACATTATAATCAATACACAGAATGCATTGTAAAAAAACATACCTACACCAAAAGCAAACGTCATAGTTTCTCCTTTAATTCGTCTAAATATTCTTCTTCTTCAGTTTTTTCTTTTTTCAACATACCTTTTCTAACTTGTGATAATGGTGCAGAATCGTGCACATTACCAGATACAGATACACGTACACAGTCAGAATTATAAGGACTAACCCAATGTTTTAACCACGCAGGAAAGATAAACATATCTCCTTCTTTTGGAAAATAAGACATATACGTTACAGCATCTCTTGGGCCATCACCGTACATAAACTGTATACCACCTGGTCCGCAGGACTTACCCTTATATTCTTTGTTTTCTTTTTTTAATTCATCGGGTATTGATAAATATATTACAAACGATAGTTTACCATCATGATCGTGTGGTGGGTTAAACTCATACTGACGTTGAAAGTTACACCACAAAGCAGTCAAAGCATACTCCGGTTTATGTTCGTATTTTTTATTTTGATAACGTTGAAACGCTTGGTCATAGATACCAAGATAAGGTGATAGATAAGGTATAATTATATCACGTTGTTTTTCATTATAACCACGTTCTTTTTCTATTTGTCCTGCTAGTCTATGTCTAAAATCTTCTTCACTTTTCTTAGCTTCATCTAACAAAACTTTTTTAAAATCATCTAATATTTTTAGTTTAACAACACACGGTCCCCAGTTAAATGTATTGACCGCTATCTGTATCTTTTCTTCTTTTTTATCTGTCATTTTGATCTCTCTTTGTAGTATGCGTGAAAACCTTCGTCTTGAAAATATTCATTTATAATTTCTACTGGCACTTGACCTGTTACAATACAATCATAAATATCTTCGTAATCTTCTTTTTTTACTTTCATTCTAAACTCATTGCCTCCTTATATTTTTTTAAATCTACGACTTTACCGTTCACCACATGGTCCGGTTCGTAGTGGTCTATTATCTTTTCTATACCATGTAATTTTGTTTGAGCATATGGCCAAAGTAATTTGGCTACTTGATATGCATCTCTGTATGTAACACGCCAAACATACTGCGTTAAAAACTTTGTGCCGTCTTTACGCAAACCTTTTCTTGGTTTAATTCTTACAGAACCAACTCCTAATACATCGTGCACCCAATATATTACACTCTCATCAGTCATGGCTATCTCCATATTTACACGCCATACTTTTGTTGTACGATAACCAGGTCCTTTGTGTTTTCTTTTCTTTTCTACGTATTGTTTTACTTGAACACAACCTTCTCCATCAAATAGTCCAGCTATATAAGATACATCAGTTTCGTTCATTCTGTATCATCCATTTTAATGTTGACGTAGTCGGGTCAAAACTATCAAACTCTATTCTAGTGCAGTTTGTTAGTACCAGGACCGTCATCAATAAGATTATTATCTTCAACTGTCTCATAAAACTCC